ATTCTTCCAGAAGCGTTTTTTCTTCATGCCGCCCTACTGGTTATCGGCTTAATTCTCATCGGCATCCTGCTGCTGACCTTTTTTTATAAAAAATTGTCGAAACCTGTTTTCAGCAAACAGAATCCGCAGAATCCGAGCGGGCATTGACAGGACCGGGCCCAACCACTAAAATAAATAAGGTCGTTGGCGAGTGGTCGATGAAATAAAATAAATAGCAATGTCTGTCCCAGTAGCTCAGCTGGATAGAGCAACGGCCTTCTAAGCCGTGGGTCATGGGTTCGAATCCCTTCTGGGACATAATCGTTGATATGACGGGATTTTTGGAAGATTTGCTTCCACCTTATACCAATAGATTTAAAAGAAAAATTTATGTTTCGTTTCAATTTATGGCCTTCTTTCTTGATTAAATAATCGGGAAGGGAGGCCATTTTTTTTATGAAACGCATCATTGAGCGGCAAGGATATAAAAACACTTTAACGCTTACGCTTAATGAAGCCTTTCAATCGTTTCTTAATGCTAAAAGTGCGGAAGGGGTGAGAGAACGGACAATACACGATTATCATCAACACTGGAAATATTTCACAGAGTTTCTTTTGTTAAAACACCCAAAAGTTAAAAATGTTGATGATTTATCTGCTGATTTAATCCGCGAATACATTAACTATCAACGCTTTGAACATGTCCAGTATGCAGAAAATGACAACCGCAAAAAACATCCTAAAGGTTTATCAGCCGTAACGATTAATATTCGCATACGGACACTGAAAGCCATGTGCCGCTTCTGGTATATGGAACACATTTTATCTGAAAATATTGGCTGTAATATTCATCAACTCAGATATGACGATGACAAAAAACGTACCTTTACCGATGATGAAATTGTTCGTCTGTTAGATGTATTTAATCTTCGCAATTACAACGATTGGCGGGACTATATTCTCATTCGTTTCCTCGTGAGTTGTGGAGCACGAATCAATGAAACGTGCAATATCCACCCGGAAGACGTACTATTTGACCGTAATTCGGTCTACCTTTCGCCCTACGCCGTTAAGTCACGTCATGGTCGAGAAGTTCCACTGGATCGGTCGGTTATGAAAGATTTACATGACTTAATCACTGAGAACAAGCGATATTTTGGAAATCCTGAATATGTTTTTTTAACCACAGTTGGAAAGCGGTATAATCCTTCTGCTTTTCGTCATCGGCTGAGACAAGCAGCAGAAAAAGCAGGAATTGAGCGGGCAACACCCCATATGTTGAGACACTACTTTATCACTCAATATGCCAAACGTGGAGATTTATTTACCCTGCAAAGGATTGTCGATCATAAAAATATTCAGACGACACGCGGTTACGTTGACAATTCGCAGGAAGAGATTCAAGAAGCACATAACAAATTTTCACCACTCAAAAAAATTGAAAAACTAGAGAATAAAAGGAGATAACAAATAATGGAAAAGTATAATTTTACCGTCTCTTATACCATTTACGGAACCGTCGAACTCAAAGCAAATTCGCTTGAGGAAGCACTGGCAAAACTACTGTATCCGGCAACCTTTAAGTTAAAGGTGAATACGTCACAAGGCGATCGCGTTGAAGATAATGAAGATCACACAATCGATGTCGCCGACTGGGAAGTTAATGAAATAACTGACGAATACGGCGAGGATTTAATCAAACCAACAATGACAAAACTTTCAGTTCCGCCGGCAGGTGTAGCACAGCAGATGAAAGAAGATGGCGAACAATGATTAATTCGTTTTCAATGTCGGCAGCAAACGCAAGTAGGAACCCTACATTTGACGCGATAGTAGACGACTTCATCAATCAGCAGTTTAAGCCGCCTTACTTTCGTGTGGTGGATTTTCCAGCGCTACCACATGGACGGCGCGTGATTGATCAAAAAGGCGACGAGTTGGCCGTGTTTTATGATTATCTGACAGGTGAGCCGAAGGTTATTTTTCCGGATAAGACGGCAAGAAGGGGTTGAGTAAAAAAATCGGCCGTTCTTCGCCGAACTTGATGCACGGGTAAAATTAAAACAGGTTGCGTGATTCGTCATTTTAATAGTAGAAATTTAGAAAACGTTAAAAACCCTTGATTTATAAGGGCTTTTTGCTATTTGATAAAAGTCCAAGTTTAGAAAACTGAATTATACCCCATTCTTATACCGTTTTTCGAGTGTTAAGTCTGCTTTCTATAGTGGAAGGGAATTTAAGAAGAAAAAATGTAACGATTTAGGAAGTATTTATCAGAATAGGATACACCTAAACTTTACCATTTAGAAAACTGAATTATACCCCATTCTTATACCGTTTATTGCTGAGCGAGTCTGTTTTCTATATATGGAAGGGAAATAAGACTTTTAAATACCTCGTATTTATCAGAATAGAATACACCTAAACTAAAATTGCTTTGCAATCAGCATTTGAACTTTCACTTGTTGATTGGAGGGCAATTTATTGTCTTCTTCTACTAAAGCCCCTTTAGAATCTCTTTTATTTTTTTTTAACTCAATTTATTGAATCAAAAATTTAATCAAAGGATGTGCTTTTAATATGGAATGGACAGATGAACAGCAACAGGAAATTAACAAATTGATTGAAGCCGCCACAAAGCCACTACAAAAGGAACTTGAAAAAACTAAAGTTAAATTACCAAAAGAACCTACTGAAGACGAGAAAGCCCTACAGGAAAAAGCAAAATCACTTTGGAAAAAGCAAGTATCACTAACTTTGCAAGAGAATGGGTTAGGCAAATTTGACAGTCTCATCTCTGCAAAAGATGAAGATGATTTGAAAACAAAAGTTGAATCATTGAATAAAATTGTCAGTGAGTTTAAGGTCGATCATTCTTTTAAGCCAGAAGAACATAAACATGAAGATGCTTATAGTCAAGCAAAAAAGAAACACGATACGGTATCTATGATTAAAAGTTTCTTCAAATAATACAAATAATACATAAAGGATGGATTACATAATGTTTACCCATGATAAATTTGTGGAAGGTCAATCAGTTGATCTTTCTGACGTGCTTATTGAAACGACACCCGTTATTACCCCCTTTTCAACTTTCTTACTTGGTAAAAATTCGCAAGCACTCGCGCCTAGTGTCTCATGGCTCGAAGAGGCATTAAACGCTGATACGGCAGTTACACTTGCTGAAGGTGGAGACGCACCGGCAGGCGGAGACGACAATACGGCTATTCGGCAAAATTATCTTGAAATCTTCGCGGACGCTGCTACAGTTTCCAATACGGCTCAAGCATCAACAGCAAAAGGTATTGCCGATCTGCTTGCCCATCAGGTAGCAAACCGCACACAAGCCATTAAGTTACGCATTGAGGATAAACTAATTAATGGCACGAAGGGTTACAATTCAAGCACGAAGACTTACACAACGGATGGTATTCTTGCTCAGATTCACGCCGATAACAAAATTTCTACAGACGCATTTTCGGAAGACGTGTTTAATCAAGCGCTTGCTAAATTGTATGATGCGGGTGTCAACTACAACATGACCGTCTTCCTGCCTGCTATTTTGAAACAGCAAATCAATCAATTTGACACCGTACAGTATATGGCTCGTGACAACTTCATCGGTTTCGACACAGAACTATACACTTCCGTTTACGGTCAGGTGCATTTTGTATTAGATGAAAAACTTGGCGCAAATAAATTGTTTGTGGTCAACGGTGATTATCTTGAACTGCCCACATTGATTCCGTTTCACGGTGTCCAGCAGCCGGCGAGTGGCTCTAAGCAATCTATCTTTTTAGAAACACAGTGCGGCTTAAAACTGCTCAATCAAAAGGCAGCCGCAAGCATTGAAATTAATGATCAAACAACTTCTCAAGCATAATCATTAAATATAGGGACTATTTTTGTCCCTATTATTTTTTTACTCAATTTTTTGAATGAAAGGAGCGTTAATCAATGAATGAGGACTATTACATTTTGAGAGTTAAAAAACGAATTAAACAAAAAGATGTGGCGGACTTTCTTAGCGTCCACCCGTCCGCAATCTGCAAATATGAACATCATAAATGCACTTTAAGCCGTTATAACATTGAGAAATACCGAAGATACATTTTAGAGCATTAATCAAAAATATAATCAGAAATGGAGTTGAAACGGTGAGAATTAAAACTTAACACTCTCCTTTTACATGGCTAGATAAATGAGTGATCTAGTCATCTGTGAATAAAAGGAGAGTATATAAAATGCTAGTTGTGTCGTGTCGGTGAGATTGTGAGAGTGGAAAGTTTATTTCTTTCCATATTATGTTACAAGTAATCAAAGATAAATTCCCTGCATGGTGCGGACATCAAGGTAATCACTCTTTAATTTTGACAGACGATTTGGATAGTTTATTAAGTTGTGCCATTGAAAATTATGTACATGGTTATGAAATTACTCAATTTTATTCTTTTAAAAAGATATATTCTGCTATCCCTTATATGGATAACGAATTGATTGGATGCGATCTTGATTTATATCAAGGTAAAACGTGGAGCAATCACGTTGTTAGAGTGCACCAAAACGATTTTGTCAACCCTGAAGCCGCAAACTTAAACGCAATACTTCATGTCAGTACTAAAAATTATTTTAAAAAATACGCCCTATCCACAGCATTAACCATGTGGAGTTATTATGGTCTGCCGCTACCAAAAACAATGTTGGGTAAACGTTCGCTTCTCTCCATTGATAGCGGCTTTCTTGGACATTATAATAGTGCTTTTAAAAAAATACACACAGCATGGCTCGAAGCATTAGGATTTTCAGAACTGATTAATGTATTGAACAATAGTACGATGGTTGATTTTAAAAACCTTATCAAAATATATAGCCTAAAAAGTAAGATTTATATCAATCGGGATGGGTTTCTTTCTACCTTTATTAATCAAAATATTCTAAATAATATATTAGAAGGTATTACTCTTCCATCCTATCCATTCAGATTACAAAAAGAATTAACTACACATTACAAGCAATTTTACAATCAAAATTTTGACATCGAAAGCATTGATCATTTATTTTCCCTGGCCGTTACAGGTCGTGGAAAAATTAAGTATTCAACTTTTTGAGGTGGTAATCAATGAAACACCGTGATTTTTTTTTCTGCTACAACAAAGCATTGTTTAAATATTTGCACGACAAAAATAACATCGACTATATCACTATTGCAATTAATCCTCATACAAAAAAGACATTTTCATTGTTTCAGATTGATGATAATTTCAAAAATATTTTAAATGGTTTTAATAATTGATATGAAATAGAGGTAATCAAATGTGGACAAAAGAGCCATTGCACATAAAATTAATCAATTATTTATCATGACTCGGTTTCAATACCTTGTCATGCACAAAGATAAACGCTATTCTACCTTCAACGTTTATAAGAATAAGGGAAAAGTACATAAGTTGAACGATTTTGATATTTACCAGCATTTGGATGGTAAAAAGACAGTCGGTATCTTTGCCGGTAAAGAGTTCACTAAGTTTTTAACATTTGACGTTGATGTGAAAAATAAAGATTTATCCAGATGGACAGTCTACAAATTAATAGATGAGTTACAGTCTCTAGGGATTCCTAGAGATTTTATTTTTGTCTCTTTGTCTGGAAGTAAAGGCTATCATGTTGACCTTTACTTTGACCACCCCATCAAATTAAAGTTAGCCAATAAATTGTATGCGCTAACTTTGAATAAGGCTGATTTAGTCAATATTGATTACGGACAAGTCGAGTTCCGCCCAAATGGATTACGGCAAGGGGTTAAATTACCGCTTGGCATTAACTTTAAGACGGGTAACAAGTGCTGGTATTGCGATGAAACGCTTATTCCAATCAAAAATGAAACGTTCATTTTATCTGTGAAACAAATTGATGTGGATAAAATCTACACTATTCTTGATGAACAGGACGATCTATATTCAACTGATACCGTAGCAGAGGTCGAGGAAACAAGAAATGCAATAGACGCACACGTTAAGCCTTTAGCCATTTACAAACAAAATGTTGATCCTGATGAAACCATTGATTCTATTAAAAAACTTTTATTTGAGGGCTTGAAAGTTCCAGGAACGCGGCATAATTCACTGTTTAAACTAGCCAAATATTTTCATTATCAGGGAATGAGTCAAGAAGAATGTCACAATCTTTTAATTGAGTGGATGGAACAGCAAGATAAGACAACCTATACAACTAAATGGAAAGATTGCGTCAGAGATATTGAATTGATTGTTCCGTATATTTATGAAAATGATGTGCAACTGACCATTCAGGCAAAAGATTTAACAGTTGATTATAATGAAATGCTGCCTATTCTCAAGTTAAAAACAAAAAATGAAAAGATACTTGCTTATTGTCTCTTAATTCACAGTAAACGGTTCGCCAATGCAAAAGGTATATTTTATATGTCTTACGCTCAGATGGCTGAAGCGAGTGGTATGGATATTCGCACAACTAAGCGTGTTACTCCTAAATTAAATGAAAATGGGTTTCTTAATATTGTTCAACATAATCAGAAGAAAAAAGGTACATATTTTAAGAAGCCTAATAAGTATCAATTAAATTGCTTTAATATTAGCAATAGTGGTAATTCATATACTTTTAGATGTGATGATATGATGAATTATACTTGTTCGCTCTCTGATACTCTTACCCATTTATTTACTGATAAGGAATTACACACATACATGACTAGAAGGCAATATCAATCATTGATTAAATGAGTCAAGATTTTAAAGACCACATTATATTAATAATCTATTAAGTGTCATTTTGTACATATCTAATCAAAAGGAGTAATCAAATTGAAGAAAATCATTGATTTAACATTTATTTATTCAATTTTTCTAATTCTATTTTCTGCTCTGGCATGGGCAATCTACATTTTTATCAGGGGATTCTACAAAAGTTTTTGTGAAAGTCCCTTACTTACTCTGATTATCGCCGTCTTCTTATTTATCTTTCTTGTTAAGAAAAGTGGTGTTAGCAATGGATGATGTGGATATTAAAAAAGCGATGAAAAACATGTTACCCAAAAAAAGGATTTGGTTACAGTATTATTTCCCCGATCTACGGCGTGACAAGCGTCAAATGTCAATTGAAGAAGCAGCGCACAAGAGCGGTATTAAACAAACTTGGGCGATTGAACAGTGGGCGCAAACGGCAGAGTTTAAGTCCTTTGCTGCCATCTATCTCTACTCCCATCAAACGGAAGATTTGCTTGCTATGTACAAAGCAGTTAAAGATAAAGCGCTTAAGGGCGACGAAAAAGCCGTCAAATTGATGTTATTGCTGCAAAAAGAAATCGCCGCACAGAGTAAAGAAGCCATTAAATTTTTAAAAAAGAAGAAAGGCGTAGAATCAGAAGATCCATACGCCGAACTAGATTAATCAAAGAGGTGTTGAATATTGAAAAATAAAATACAAAACATTATGAGTGACTTTCCAAGGTTCGCACATAATTTTATTCAGATTGTTAATAACGATGGTAAGCGGGTTAAGTTTGATCTAAATGAGGCACAAGTTGAATTAAATAACCTTATTGATACCCACAAATTTGTTTGTGTCGCAAAAGCCCGACAGTCGGGCATCTCTACTTATTGCTTAGCAAAAGCCTTGTGGCGGACTGTGACACGACCCAACGAAAATATCATGATAGCAAGTTATAAAATTGAATCGTGTACCAGTCTATTTAACAAATTAAAAGAAATGAATGACTGGCTACCGAGAAAAAAATTTCCCAGCCTCTTCCCTTCTATCGTTCATGATAATCGTAACGAGTTAAGTTTTGCGAATGGCTCAAAAATCAGTTGCGTGACAGCAGGAAACAAACCAATCGGCCGAGGAAGTACTTTTTCGTGGATACACCTAACGGAAGCGGCCTTCTATCGCAATTTCCAGGAGCAATTACTTTCGTGCGAACAATCGCTTGAAAAGGGTGAGAATAGCCGCTTAACGATTGAAACCACCAGTAACGGCATGAACGGCTGGTATAAATTATTTTCAAGCGCTTACCGTGGGCAGTCAAAATATGTGGCTTATTTTGTACCTTTTTGCCACAAACTTTATCAAAAACAATTCCATTATGATTATAATTTAGCCGAAAAATGGCATATACACTATTTTCATGATCGGTTGCATGCAAAAGATTTAGAGCCGGAAGAAAAAGTTATCTATGATAAATGTCATAATTTAAAAACGATCGAATGGCGACGTTGGAAACTACTAGACATGTCACTTGATGACTTCCATCAAGAATACCCCTCTACCCCGTTGGAAAGTTTCGTCAATACAGGACGTACAATTTTTAATCAAGTGAAAGTTTTGGAGGGTATGCAATACGCCAAAAAACCATTATCTAAAAAAGAAGTTTTAAATAGCGATATACCCGATGAGTTGAAAAGATATGTCGGAAAAGAATTATTAATCTATGAATTACCACAAAGATTACATAAATATGCGGCAGGTGTAGATATAAGTCAAGGCGTAGGCTCAGACAGTAGCGCTATGACTATTTTCAACTTTGATGGGATGGAAGTTTGTAACTTTAATCACAACAAAGTACCGCCCTATTTATATTCAAAAATTGTGGTCTTATTGGGTCACTGGTACAACTATGCCATGCTCGCCATTGAGACAAATGGTATCGGCGGATCGGTCGTGACATCAGTTAAGAAAAAATACAATTACGTCAATCTCTATAAACAGAAAGGTGCTTTTTACAAGGGGCAAAGAACTTATCATGTAGGTTTCGATCAGTCGATAGGAAATGCTAAAACTGAACTCATCGACCAACTTAGAGAACAATTTGAAACCGGCATGATCATGATTAACACCAAGAACACATTTGAGGAAATGCAAATTTTTGTTGAGAAAGACAGCGGCACACTTGGTAACAGCGGAGATGGTCACGATGATGATGTTATTAGTGCCGCACTAGGCGTTGAATGTCTTAAATACGCAAGCAGTCACTGGTTTGTGAAAAATTAAGGAGTTGATAGAATGGCTACAAACTTACAACAATATATTTCTGAAAAGTATGATAATCAAACAAATTGGTTTGTACAAGAATCCTCTAATGTCTCTAATACTCAGAGAGTTAATGATGTTGCAGACATTAGAGAATATCTTGACGGCGACCATATCATCAATTATGCACCTGATACGAATTATCGTGGTCGAGTTTATAAAGCAAGAAAAATAGTTCTTGACTATGCGAAAACAATATTCGACTTCACGACGAGTTATTTACTTGATACACCTGTTACATTTGGTGGTGATTCTGCCGTGGTTAAACAGTTCCAAAAAGTTTATAAAAAGGGAAACTTTGCAGATATTGACTATCGATTGCTTTATGATTTGTTAGTGACAGGGGCAAGTTACGAGTATCTCTATTATGGCAACAGCAGAAATATTCAATCGCATATTATTAACAATGAAAATGCCTTTCCCATCTACAATGAAGTGAATGAGATGATTGGCTTCATTGAATCATGGACTGATGACGGAATTAGTTATTATAACGTTTATGAAACTGATGAAATTTATACGTTTAGCAATAAAGGCGCACATTTGCATTTGATTGACCAATATTATAATGCAAGCGGATTACCTACCGCCTATGTCAATGTTTGCGAGACAGACCCCCTCCATGGACAAAGTGACTTGAAAAAGTATATCTCTATTCTTGATGCACTGGAAGCATTAATAAGTAAAGCATGGGACGCTTACTATCATTACATTACAGGTATTCCAGTGCTAAAGGGTTCAGCAAACTTTGACCCGCAGTTGCCGGAAAACATTGTCCAAGGTGGCTTACAAATTGATGAAATGAGCGACTTTGATTTCAAAGCGAACAATTTCAGTGAAAAAGGATTTAAACAAATTTATGATACCCTCATGCAGGAATTGCTTGATACGGCACACATTCCCCAAGCGGCATTTAGCAACGCGAGTATTGCTAATGTGAGTGAAATTAGTTTAAAGATGATGTATCAAGCATGCAAGGTTAAATCTGCTATGAATAAAAAGATTATGCTTAGGGGGTTTAGATTACGATTTGACAAAATTAGAAAAATGCTTGAGGAAAAAGGAACAAGAATTTCTGATGATGCTTATGACACGCTAACGGTAGTATTTAATGAGCAGATTCCGCATAATGATACGGAAGTGATTGCAAACTTAGTCACTTTAAAACAAAATAATATGCTTAGTTTGCAGACGGCAGTAGAAAATAATCCACTTGTCAAAGATGCGGCAGAAGAATTAAAGCGGCTTGAAAATGAAGAAAGTAAAAATGTTTCACAGAATGTTCCACAGGAAATAAATAATGATGATGGGACGGATAATGTCCCAATAGATAATGAAGAGGAAAAGTGAGTACAAATACTTTAGCGCGTTAAAGCGTTGCAGTGAATTTTTGCATGTAAACGCTGATTTTCATTGTTGTTATGCGGTTTTTTATTTAAAAAAATCTCTATTTTTTTAATTTATTTATAATTATCTGTCTATTACAATGAGCAGTAACATAATAAAAGGAAATACTCTTACAGAAAGGATATTCCTATGCTTAACAAACTTACGTTAACTAGTACTATAGTCGGTGTCATTATTAGTATTATCGTACTAATGAAATATGGTGCTGGTATCCTCACCCGTTTTGTTGAAAATGTAGTTGAACCCCTCAAAGATTCGATTAACAATTTGAAACAGTCGATTGACCAATTAAACAACTCGACCACATCTGAATTGTTGTCCATCCACAAGCAATTAGACAACGATCATACTAAGATTAACGAGCACGACAAACAACTTGCCGTGCATGAGCAAAGGCTTAATGAATTAGATAAATAATAGCATAAATTTTTGTTTATTTTTACGTATGCGGGGTTTAATTTGAAAACAGGTATAATCTATCGTGAATGACACAAAATGGTGTAGGAACGTCACTAGACACTTAATTTTTAATATGAATTGATTTTAGCGATATGCTGGTAGATTGAAATCGCCCACATCACAAAAAATAACGTTTTATTTTACGTGTGTGCGACGCTTGAGTATATGGTCGATGGAATACACCTGAATATATAAAAATCGCTGAGATAGGCGCACAGACACTTTAAAAACGATTCGGAGGGGTTATTTCCACTTTTAGGAAAAAGGTATAAGTGTAGTGTATCGGGGACTTTTAATGAGAGTAGTTTAAAGGTACATGATGTCCATTTAAAGAATCAAAATTGAGAAACGTAATCTGCCCGAAAACATATCCATCAAAAAGATATGAAATTTAATTTGTGCAACTTAGGGCGAATAATAGTGTCGGTTCAACCGACAGTATTAGTTTGACTGACTAGATTAAATCTAGGCACCTATGCAATGCATAGGTAGTTAAAAAAAGAGCGTCAAATTTGCCGCAGGGGTTATTTCCGAATCGGGAAAAAATGATTGACACAGCGCAACCACCACCAAAGTGACGATGGTTGAAATAAAAGATGGAGGACGAGATTTCGTCCCCCTAATAAAATCGCTAATTTATAAATCTACAAAATGTAGGTTTAAATGTTGATCGTCAACATTTAAAAAGCGGTGCCCCCCTACCTTTTAAAATCGACTATACACATCTAGAGAACGGCGCAGATAGGTCATACCGCAAGATATTCCCGATGTTTATTGTTTAATACTTTACATTGATAAAGTATTATAGAGTACCCCCCCTTATATTCAATCAAGGAGAACGGCGCGGTAGAGTTCCCGCGCATATAAAAATTAGTCTTTCTAAACATATTTGACATAAAGCATTAAAAAATAATAGCCTGCTGGTACGCACAGACAATTTTATATATCAACTAGACCAACTATACATATGATACATACGAACGCGTACAGACGTTTATATGCATTTATAGGAATATGTACAAAATGTCCTATAATAGATTATTAATATGTGAATCACATCATTAACCAACACATCAATAGGCAATGTACAAAATGACACTTAATAGATTATTATAATATTATGTGCAAGGAGGTAAACCACAACACATCACCACACGTATATATATTATCATACACATAATACCAATTAATACAAATATAATCTATTATTATCAATGTAAGTTAATCCCTATTTTCTTACATTCATATTCCCTATATCATTGACTTCATCTTATATTAAGCATAGAATAAAATTATCAATAAAAAACGTACATTCAAATTCGCTTAATATAAGGAATGATGAAACATGATTAATCAAATTAAAGATGTTCAACCTATCCGAAGCAAGAAGGATTTAGACAATATGAAATGGGCGCTGAGTAAATTTTGTGGTCAGCGTGATCTTTGTCTATTTATATTAGGTTGTGAAACTGGTCTAAGATGTTCCGATCTATTAAAAATTAAAACGAAAGAAATCACCAAATTGAGGAACAAGAATAACAAGATTTTTAAGATTAAAGAAAAGAAAACAAGTAAAACAAGATATGTAAATCTCAATCATGTATGGGATACGCTGATTAAATGGGCTGATAATAATAACAGCGAATGGTTGTTCCCTTCTAGAAAAGGCGACAAGCCAATTAGTGTAACGCAAGCATATAGACAGTTAAATAAAGCGGCGTATTGGGCGGAGATTGACCACGTCGGCACACATACGATGCGTAAAACATTTGGGTATTGGTTCTACAAAAAGACTGGTAACATTGCTATGTTACAAGGTATTCTCAATCATTCCAATGAACAAGAAACGTTGCGATATATCGGTATCAGTGATGAAGAAGTCAACAACACTTTAAAAAATTTTAGCGTGTTTGATGAAGAATAAGCACAATTTTCTATACAATTATTCTATATATTTAATAGCATAATTGATAAGTCAAATGAATATACAAAATGGTTAATTAGTAATAGGCAATTTATCTTTATTAAATTGAATATAATATTTAAAATAACGCATCAATAACTATTCGCGTTGACTCAAAAATTCCATCTTGCCTCTTAGCAATCAACTTTTTTCACGCCAAAAAAATATAATTTTCTTATCATTCGTTGCACTTTTTGTAGCACTTACCCATTTAAAGTTTTACAATGTAATAGGTAATATTTACTACTACATACATATAAATGGGGGAAGTATCATGCAAAAAAAAAGACATCATAAGAAGTTATGGCTTGTCCTTACAATTATTTTTGCCTTAGTTGTTGCCGGTGGTGGAACTGCTTACTATTTTTATAATCAGCACCAGCAAAAAGTTGCCCAAGCAAAGGCAGCAAAAATAGCAAAAAGAATAAAACTATTGAAAAAAGAACATAATTATGATGATAATTTTAGAATTACTTTTGCTTATTTGAAAACTGCTTACGAAGATGCTAAGACTGTCTCAGATGGATATGTCCAAGTTTGGAATGATGCTATTTTTAGTCAAATTGGTGCAATAGTTGGGCCTGAATTTACTGTTACTAAAAATTTTAACGAAGCAATAGCATTAAAGACTGAGGATTTGAAATCTGATGGTTCGATTGATGAAATGAAAGACGACAATAAAAATTTAAAAGAAAATATATCATCTCTAGGTACTCCACCAAAAAGGTTTTATGATGTCGCATCCAAACTAGAAGAAGCCTATGGAAAATTTCAAACCTACTATTCACTTGCTGAAACGCCAAGTGGTTCATTTAATAGTTATAAAAGCCAAACCGATAATCTTAAAAGTGAAATAGAATCGCTCATAGATGAAATTAATGTATCAATTCCAAAAGTACCAAATAAGTAATTTCCCCTTCCTCTCACTTCGAGAGGATTTTTTATACCTAAATTTCAGAAAAGAAAGGAGTCATTTACATTGACTTATATTGAACGTTTAAAAATGGAATTGGGCAGCATTACACCTTCAGATGATGAATTAACTATCCGATTACAAGAAGTCGGTATATCTGACCCATCTATTGATTATCCGCCATCAGATAAACAAGCCAAGCGACACATTTATGAAGGTGCTTTGTCTGTCCTTAATTCCGTTGCTAACGATGCGAAACTCATGCACAACTACAGAGAAGAAGATCAAACAATCAGCGGTTTTCAGCAGAACATTCGTAACCGTATTACTCAACTTGATAATATGATTCGTAAAATGGACGTACAGGACTACACAGAAGAAGATAGCGGTAATTCAGGCATGTTCATGTTATTTAAATAAAGGAGAGTGATTTAATGACCATTAATTACAATCCATTTATAGATAATACATTATCATCACAACTCTTTAGTATGCTAAAGCGTCCTATTGGATTAAACGGTTTTTATGCTGAAGCGCTTATTTCCCACACCAACATCAACAAATATTATGATGACATCAAGATTACCACACTAACGCCTATTAAGCGCGGTGATTTAATTATTTACGATCACGCATATTGGTTAGTTATCTCCGAAGTAGTAACAACAAGGCACGGTAAATACAAAGGATTGATGCGACATGTTGCCTATCCCCTTGTTTTAACTGTTGGAAATGTCACAAAAAATGTTTTTCTTATTCCGCAAAACGATCAAAGTGTTCAGATTGATGATAGCGGTACAATCGTTTTTGTGAATGGTTCAATGACGATTGTCACAAGGGATACAGATGATTCACTTTTCGACATAGAAACTAAGTTTAACTTTTTAGGTAAAACATGGATTGTTACTTACATTGATAATTCAAAAAAAGGATTGCTTGCTCTCAAAGTTAATAACGTAGCAGGAGACGGGCAAGACGATACATATTTACCCGAACCCGATATTCCTAAAGGCACAACTACTAGCACCACTACTTTACCAATCAGTACAACCACTTCAACAACGACGGTTGCACCTTCTGAGCCTGCTATTACCCTCTCAGACGATGCAGAAGTCAGTTATCTTCCACAAAGTATTGGATGGTCTCCAGCCTTTAACAGCACTGGCAAGATAAGTTATGATTACGACACTGCAACTTCTCAAAATCATATTAAATTTACCCCGCCTTTATCTTCATCAACTCCGGGTAGCGCATTATTTTACCGCGAAGCAAACTCAGCGGATGGAACATTTGAATTTGATGTTGTTTCTGGAGCAGATCAACAAGTACGTCTTTATTTCAGATATGGTGACGAAAGTAATCAAGTTGGTTATTCTTGTTCGAGCAGCAATCAAATCCATTTTAGAGCAAGAGAAACAAACAAGGCTGATGTCGAAACCGTACTAAGCAATAAATATTTCCCTTCAACTTATCCATTTCACGTTAAAATGACTTTCCACGATACGAACATTCAACTATACATTAACGATGAACTGATTGATAACGAGACAAGCGACTATTCACTTAACAATACAAAAATTTTACTTGGTACGATTTCGAAAACTACTTACGACACGCCATTGGTTGTCGATAATATTATTGTGACATCGGACTTACTCACCGCATACGCGAATAATCATCCTGAACTTGGCGATGTCAATGATGAAAACAATGATAATTATTTTAAAGACGGTATCATTGGGCATTACAGTAATGGTAGTCCGGTCTACGGACGCAAACGAATCCCTTATGATGAACTGCCTTCATAATATTTGACATTTTTTCAATCTGATTTATAATTAGTTCGTAATAAAAATTCACTTGATTATTTAATCAGATTGATCGTTTTTTAAAATTGAATCGAAACGTAAGGAATATAACTCAGATTGTGGATTTATCCCATTTGGATAGGCCTTCTAAGCCGTGGGTCATGGGTTCGAATCCCTTCTGGGACATAGGGAAGAAAATTCTGGTATGGCTATGTAATTTAAGAGGTGCCCAAAAACGTTGATAAATCAATGTTTTTGGGCACTTTACTTATATATAGAAATCGTTTGGATAAGATAAAAAACGAATTTTTTTTGCACATTTTTTACACAATGACAAATTTGAACTTCTGACTATCTTTGTGCCTTAACGTCTGGAATTTTTTTGCAAAAAAAATCACCAAAGATATCGCATTATAGTATCATATATGGTACTATAATAACGGAAGGAGGGAAGAGATGGCAGGGGTTGATAAGATCATCCAGAAGATACAAAACCGTCCCAATGGGATACGGTTCGGTGAATTGGTTAAGTGCTTAAACATTACGGATATGAGGAAGTTAGAGTGAACGGCTCGCATCATCATTTCCGAAATAAGCAGGGCGACCTGATAACCATTCCCTTACATAATCCCATTAAAACGGTTTACATCAAGGAT